AAGGAGGATACGTCATAGACCTCACGGGCTAGATCTCCCATGGCTGCGGCTAGGCTGATTAAACCCAGCTTTTTAGCTTGAGCTCGATAGCTCAAGTACTGCAACCATGCAACGTGATTCGTGACATTCGTGGCCCTCACCTTAATCAGTATCTGACTAATGTCAGAGTAGACCCACTCACCGCAACTCTCTTTGACGAGAGTCCGTAAGCAGGTCTTATCCTGATTAACGTGTAGGCCAACGCCGCTTAATGTCCCAATTAAATTGGGACCCGCCCATGAAGGTACAATGATGTCATCACCGAACACCCTTACGGGTGTTCGAATGAGACGTCTATTGTACTTCCATCCTACAGTTATGGTACTCTGAGCAAGTGCCCAGTATATCAAAGTCTGTAGAGGAAAGCAGAGCGCGCTACCCATTGTCGCTAGACACTGGGGCACGATAACAGCTCCATTTACATGGATCTGTCGAGTGCGATAACGCGTTATTAAGCGAAAGACCCATCTGGGCAACAGCTTCCTAGCGAGACCTATTGAAAGGTAATCGCTAGCATCCTTTAGATCTATGGTACAGACATCATGTCTGTAACACAGTTCCTGAGACTGAGCTGTATCCCAAAAATTGATGGATCTTTTTGTGAGTTTGTGTTTGTGCATGAGTCTGTAAAGAAGAACCATCAGCCCTTGCTGGGCGAACTGATTCTCCTTAGGCTCTATGCAAATGATCCTAGGACCACGAAAGTCCTTCGGAACATCAACACAACGAGCCGGGGGTTGGTGTGGTAAAGAGGGAAAATCCCTCTCATCCCTACCATTGAGCAAGAAAAGTTTCTTGCTCAAACCCGGCCAAGTGGTGAAATCCCACTTCTCACCAGCGGAAGACTTGTCCGCGACTGCTCCGGGACCATGGCGACCCCAAGGATTCTTTTCAAAATCCTTGAGGGCTGTGATCTCGGGCATATCGGCTGCGAAGAAATGGTGGAGTAACCGCTGAGCGTGCTTGATTACGTCAGTATCCGGGATGGATACTGAGCAACTTATCACACGTTCAGTGAACTGCTCCATTGCTGCCTTCCGGGCAGCTTCTTCAACAGGTCTCTCAACTTTGGAATACAGGAGACACAGCTGTCTTAATAGTAGACATGCTGTAGGATCCTGCGTACCATCGTTGATAGGCATGCCGTCCTCCCTAAACACCCTTTTGAAAAGGTGATTCAGAAAGAGCGGTAGCCGAGTTTCCTTACGGAGATTCCATCCAAGAGGAACCTTAAGCGGTTCCTCCCGGATCAGTGCTTTCTCGATGGCCTTACCCAATCCTGGGAGGGCCATGAGACTGAACTTCTCACCCTCATGCGCCATTCTGGTGCTGAGATAGAGGAAATCTTCATCCAGAAACTCAGACGGGATGAGTCTTGCTATGTCAACAAACAAAGCATGACTCATAGACTGCATAACATGTGCAGGAGGCATTACGGTCTGGTCCAAATGGACCTTTCCTTCCTCAGCATTATGACCCACAGCCTATCTCCCTACTCAGGGATCATCGCTACTTTTTCGCCCACTTCACCACCCTCTTTATGAGAGGTGGCAGAAGTTCGCTCATCACGAGCGCTAAGAGCTTAAAAAGCGATGCCATCGGCGAAAGTCTCCCGATTCGCGACACGCGCCGTGCCTCCGAACAAATGCGTTAACATGTTTACCATGTTTTCCGTATTGCCGGAAGCCCAGCCGTCGCCGCGAGGAACGGAGACGTCCATTGAAGCTATGCCCACACTGACGGTTCCGTCAGTGTTTGCATACGTGCAGCGCATGGTCGCGATCAGATGATCGTTCGACTTGCTGCCCGCTTCCCCAACTTTATAGTTGAGGGTAAGATCAATGGGCCGGTTCAGGGGTTGCGTGACTAATTTGTAGTTCGCGTAACCTTTTCCCTGACCCACGAGGGTGAGGACAACGTCCGCATCCGCATGGGTTTTGGTTGTGAGACTGGCTGAAGCCATAATGCCTCCAAGGTTCTTTACCTCACAGCCGCTGCGCAATAAGTGCAGCGGAATCTGCAAGATGTGTGATGGTGAAGCCACCGAAGAACCCACTTGTGTACGAGTCAGGTGGAAAACCTAACTCGCGTTCGTACGTTTTCCGTACGAGAACATCGTTCTGCAGACTAATCTCAGACTTGCTGTTACCGTGATTGTCGAAGGCAGTGGAGAACAACTCAAAGTCTCCACGCCACTCGCAATCAACGGAGTAACAACAATTCCGAACTTGGTGCTGCATTACTTTGTAGATTGTAGTGTTTGCCGCCCATTTCGATACGTTGAAGAACCAATCAACGACGAAACTGAACGGTAGCACTTCCCACAAGGTAGCATAAACATCAGTGACACCCAGAGCTTGCATCACATATGCAATCGGGGACAGAATCCTAAAACTTTCGTCTCTCTTCAACTGAAGAGAGAACGTAGAGGTTCTCTGGATTCTAAGTCCCTTGCATTCTGTAGATACATACACTGGGTAGCCACCGAAGCCTATGCTTGGGTGAGGGACGGATAGGGTAAATACATCCTGTCTGCGAGAGCGGACAGGAGTCCACCTACCTATCTGAGATTGGAGATAATTGATATGGCGCATCGCCTTACTAACGGCGCCGGCAGCATTGCCGACGTCGCGAATAAAGTTTTGCCAACCATACCGATTTTCCAACCAGACGTTCGCGCCATCTTTCGAAAGTTGGCGCGCGGTCTTTCGACCGGTTAGTAAACGTCCAGATAGGAGACCAAAAGGATCTTTAAACATCCTAATGGTCTGGCCTAGTTCGATAGCAGCAGCATTCACTAATGTGGATGCTACTAGCGTACCGTCCATGCCTAGCCCTACATCGTTGACCTGGGCAGGCCAGTCAATCTCCCCCAAACCTATAACTGGGGGCCATTGTTCCTCCGCAAAGTGAGATCTAAGCGAGTAATCGCCTTTGAACTCACCTCCGGCGTGACCAATGTCCCACCAATCATAGTTATTGGGGAGATCTGTACTGACAAGTTCACGTTCCACCTTGCACGTTGCAAGCTTAGAACTGAACTTTATCGGATAGTCTCTAGTGTGGGAACACGCGTTACACGCATTCCTACCTAGGCCACTATCTGATATACTCTCCAGGTCGGAGTTGTACACAGTCATACTGTGATCATAGAGTTCTTCCATTGTTTCGTACGTGAAAGGGTCATAGGACAGGCGCCTCGCTCTGTAGCGAGTGCCTGAATTCCCATTTCCCCACGTACCGAAACCGGAGGACCCTCTGGTCTTAGTAGCCATGCGCAACTCCCGTCTCAATGGCTCCGTCAAGTGAGATACTCCCAATTCATTTTGAAAAGGGCTCACTTAAAAAGAGAGGGG